TTTCAATTTCATTCCACTTATGAAGTATAATTTCCATACTTTCGTCTGGATGTGCAATAATATAACGCTGAACAAATTCTTTCTTATCCATAAGTATTCTCCATTAATATAAACCTAGATTGTACTCCGCAATGATGAAAGCTTTCACAAAGCCGGATCGTACGATATCATCAATTTCAAATTGTACTGTACTCATTGAGTCCATATTATCAAAGACTCGCATCATATCTCGTAGACCACTAGTTTCTTTATAACGTTCACTAGTAAGATCGTCCTGTTTGGTATCGCCACACAGAATAATTCTTGAATTTTCACCAGTTCTTGTAAGTACAGTACGCATTTCAGTATAGCGCTGATTCTGGATCTCGTCTACAAGAATAACTGCGTTTTCGATGGTAGTACCTCTAAGGAATGAAGTACTGTGGAACTCAATAATACCCTTAGTTTTAAGAATATCATAGGCGTCGCCGCGATTGAATAGCTCTGAGCAGATAGCTTTATAGGCAGACTCATAAACCGCCAACTTTTCCTTTTCGGTTCCTGGTAGGAAACCAATATCTTTAGAGGATTGTGCGTTACGAATAATAATAAGCTTTGTGCGTTTGGTCTTTTTAGACATTAATTCACGAAGTGCTAGGTAGAACGAAATAAATGTCTTACCAGTACCGGCACAGCCATGTAAGAAAAGATGGTCGCCATCTTCGTATGAATTAAATACTTTAATCTGATTATCTGTAATGGGAATTATAGATTTTAGCTCAAAGTTATGCTGTTGTAGAGATGGAACCTTTTGAGTATTTTCTCTTCTTGATGTTCCCTTTTCAGCTAATCTTTGTTGTCTTTTAGTTAAACGCTGAGTTCTTTCTGCCATGAAAGCTCCTGATGTTGAGTGTTATCACAGAAGCATAATAAACTTAGATCATAAACCGAGATGCCTGCCTTACTTTTTGTTTCTTTACAGCATCACGAGTTTTTGATTCCTTAATTCCCTTATCACCATATTTATCTGCTAAAGGTGAAGTCGGATTAGCATCGGCAATTCTAGACATCATATCACCGAAGCCCGAATCATTTTTATGTGTAAGACCTGCCACACCAGAAATAAAAGTTGGTGCAGAAGGTACTTGTGTAAATGTAGGATTCTCTACTAAGTATTCTTGCAACTTAGTATAGGACATAAACACTTCGTGAGTTTCATTAGTTTCAGAATCAATTAAATCATAAAATGGCATTAATAATAATCTTCATCAATATGCATAAGATCGTGAATATCTCTTGATCTTAGTGCGTTACGAATACGCTTATTCTTTCTGCGCTCAACCAACTGATCGCGGTAACCATTTTCATAATGATCGCTATCATAATCATCATACTGATCACTGCGAGGAAACTTCTTACTCATATTAGTACCTTATATCCTTTTAATATAGACCTGGGAATGCTTTTAGAATTAGTTCTGAAGAAAGACCTGGATATGGAAGTTTCTTATCCTTGACAGAAATAAGAAGTTCAGCATCCTTTGGATCAATTACATTTAGAAGTTCAAGAAATAGATTTTGTCTCTTTGAGTCAGGCATCTGTGGATTTACACCTTCAAGGAAGAGATATAATCTACGGGCTTCCATATAAAGCATGTTATCCTGATTTGGATACTGACATGGTGAATATGGTGCTGGACCTTCAGGAATTGCCCATTTTAGATTAGGATCATATGCCAATCTAAGAACGGAAAGGATTACTGGATGATCATTTGCTCTAAGACACTTGATCTTTTCTTCTTCATTTGGTAGCTTGGAAGTATATTCCAAAATCCATGATACTGATTTACGTGATGACATAATAATTCCTAGAATTGGTCCAAATCTGTAATCAGATTCTTCAACCTGTTTGCAATAAAATAATTGAATAGTTTATCACGACCTTTACCAGCCTGAGCATCATAACTGTCGAGAATTTTTGTTTGAACTTCGGTAGGAATCTTTGTAAGATCTACCATTTGCTCATTACGCTTCCATCCACGAAGCATATCATCAGTGCAAAATTGCTCTGGTTCCTGTGTTAGCCATACATCCAACTTCTTCTGTGAGATTGGTTTCTGTCTACCTTCAGGAGCAACGAAACAATCATCCTTACTTAGGAAGTTTGGAACACCATCACCAGAATCACCACGGATAATATGTTCCTTAAGATATACGGCTGGATTCTTTTCGACAAGCCAACGCTTACGTACTGGATCATACTGCTTTACATTGCTGTAGCACTGAAGTTGACGGAAGTCCTTATCACCAGAGATGATTAGAATAGGATCACCGAACCCACCAATTGGCATATTATTACCAAACTTCATACATAGAGTACCAATAACATCATCGGCTTCTGCTGAATCAATTTGGATAACACGATATGGAAAATAATCCTTGAGTTCTTCACGGATCTTATTAAGTACTGTAAAGATTGCATTCCAATCAAGCTTGGATGCATCACGAGTTTTCTTACGATTGGCCTTGTAATAAGGATAGATCTGCTTACGCCAGTAATTCTTGTCATCACATGCAATAATCATTTCGCCATATTCAGCACGGAACTTGGCATTATAACTACGCAGTGAGTTAAGAATAAAGTGGCGAAGAAGATCTTCTTCAACGGTAACACCATCGGCATGGTTGCCAAGTGTCATCATGAGATTGGAAATCATAACCTGGTTGAGGTCTACTATAAGCACAAAAACATCCTAATCAGTTTAACATAATACAATTTATTCGGTATCGGGAATAATGTCAACCGAAGTTTCGTCATCCGTTACAAGCATAACTTGGTTTGCTATTTCTTGTAATGTATGTTCAATACCAACTGAATGGTAAATAGCAGATTTAAAAGCTTCAATCATAAATGCTGTTGAATTAACACATTCATCTTTACTTAGATTAAAGCCTTCGTCGTATAAAATTCTAAATGAATTGGATAGAATCTCATCAAGAAGATATTCAACTTGTTCTCTACGAGTTTCTTCCACACCTTCTAATAGTTCTTCCATTGTTTGTGGTGGACTATTTTTCTTTTCTTTAGGAAATAGAATTACATTTGTCATTTAATCGCCTTCAGGAGAATTGTCATATTATTTATCCTTCCTGTAGGTTTCACCGCAGTAGTAGTAAGTGAAGGCATAATCTTTCGAATAGCAACCTTACCAGCCTTGAGTAGTTCAGACAATGTAACTTCCGGCTTTCGGAGTCGCTTCGACTCAGAGCGCTCAATATCAAAGTTGATCAGGGTTGATCCCTTGACACCGAGACCTGCCGAACCAGTCGCATAGAAGACGGTGAGCTTCTTTTCCTTGGTATTATACACCCAAAGTTCCTTTGCACCGATTACTTCTTGTGGCAATACGGATACAATCTTGAGTGTGGGATCTTCTTTCTGGTAGTTGAGCTTTTCAACTACCTTACTGATAGGCTTGACCTTAACAATCTTTTCCTTCTTGACCTTGACGGCTTTCTTATTACCGACATAGCGATCAATATCGTCAATCACACCCTGCCAAAATGCTTGCCACTTTTTCAGATTCTTTCCGTAAGCTTCCTTAACTTGAGGATCATCAGAGAAAAGTTCGTCACGGCTCTTGATATAATATGCTCGCATATAGTTTGCGGCGGCTGGAGTACAGGAATGCTTCTGAAGAAATTGATACATAGGCAAGCCAGAATCAATCACCTCTTCTTCGGCCATGGTTAGAATTTGATCAACCTTAGCCTTTGTTCGATCTTGAATCGAAACAATGTTTGAAGGCTTTTCTTCTTCAACATCAGGAAGCTTATTCCGATTATATCGTTCACAAATTTCCGCAATTCGACCCTTCACATAGTCGATATTGGCATCAGCAAACTTAGTACCATTGAGTGCCATTTTGGCAACCCAACAGATTGTCGTCGGAGTGTAAACATCGGGTGATTTCTTGATTGCTTCAATAGTAGACTTATCAAACTTTTCGAGCTTCATCCACTGAAGAAGCCATGACTTACCATCAGCAATATCATAAACGTAATTGTACCAGTTAAATGCTCTGGTAAGCTCTGAATCATTGCGCCCATGGATTTCGGCAATGATGGGTTCGTTCCCAACGAAAGCCTTATCCATGGACTTATTAACTGCGGACTTTTTAACTGCCATCATAGGTTCCTTGTGGATTATGTTTTAACTATAACCACATTAAGAAAAATGTCAACCGACTTTATACTGGAAAAATTGACTTGGCTTTTCAAGTTCTCTAGGCTCATTGAGTAGGGAAGTTAGAAGTGACTTCCACTGATGTGATCTCGAGTCCCAGTTATAAAATCCATCGGCATATGTTTTTTGTGCCTGAAGATGAAGCTTTAGATTTGTCTCGTTAATGTTCTGAATGCCTGATTCCAAAACCGAATAAAATCTACCTGCATGTTCATTCACATCATCAGTCCATTGATACATAAAGGTCCAATTAGCCGCAGTTTCAGGTAATGCAGCATAATTTGGATGAACCGCTAAAAGACCTGCAGACATAGCTTCCATAAGAGTAATACATGAAGTTTCAGGCCAGACATTAGGATAAGCCAGAATATGAGTTTTCTTTAGATTTTCACGGATTACTTGATTGGAAACTGACCCATGATAGTTAA